GGGGTTCGGCGACACCATGTCGATCCAGTCCGGGTCGAGAGCGTAGATATCGGTGTTGTCGCAGTCGGGCGAGCCCTGCAAGATGACCTGCTTTCCGTGCGAGTTCAGGAACGAGATAGCCTTGTTACTGAACACGGCCTCGGGGATGCCACGGCCCGATACCGTGACGACCTCGAACTGGCCTTCTCCGAGATCGCGCTGCGCCTGGCGCCATTTATCGGTAGAGCACAGGAACATGTCGACGTCGCTGCCAGAGATGGAGGCGATTTCGTCTCCCATGTTCTCCACAGCGTCAATCACGCTGTCATTGCCAAGCGAAAAGTCGTGTCCAGCAAGGAAGACCGCGTCAGACGAACGATCCGTGATGCCCTGGAAGTTGGACAGGTCACCGGCAAGGCGCGTGAACAGACCCTTGAGACCCACCGGCCACACGCGACCGGTGTTGTTGCTCAGGTTGCCCTTGAGCGACATAGCATAGCCGTCGATCGAGGTGGCGTCGAAGGACCCACCGGCGGTGCCGGTCAACTGAGCGGTCGTCGCCGAAGCGTTGACCTTGGTCAGAGTGACATAGCCGGTCGCGAGGGCCGCATCCGGGGTGGCCGCAAACTCCACGACATCGCCGGCCTTATACAGACGCGCATCGCGTCGATTATTCAGCGTGATCGTGACGGTGCCGGTGGTGCCGGTGTGCGCAAGAACGTAGGACATTTCACCGTACCCGCGACCCATGATGAGCGTGTGCTCCAGAAGCTGCGAGGCACGTCCACGGGCATCACTCTCGGCGTCCGCGTACAGGTCAACGCGGCTGTCTCCCTTGCCCATGCTGGAGCGGTCGGCGGGACCGTCAACGAGTCCGAATCCGAATACCTCCTTGGGCGACGCGGTGCCCATGACGCGAGACACGACCACAGCATTCTGGGAGCCAGTGGTGTAGCTGCGCGAGACGGACGAACCGCCGAGCTTGATCGAAAACTCGTGCTGACGTCCACCGGCCTTCTTGCGGCCAATGGAACGCAGGAGGACGTTCTTCGAGTAGATGTCCTGGGCGTACTTCTCAACGGACTTGGTAGCGAGCGCTGCGGCTTCGCTGTCGGTGAAAATTCCAAATGCCATGGTGCCTTACCTTTCGCGTGATTACGTAAAGTCGATCTGGAAGACCGGCTTTTTTGTCGAGAGTGGATTACCTGTCTGTCCTGGCACTTTCGGCGTTGGCTTTGCCGACTCGGTAACTACGCGAAGCTTGCCGGAAGTCTGCGGTTGGTCAGTGAAGTCCAACTCAGATCCCTGCACCATCGACGGTTTTTGAGAACCTCCGCGACTAATTCCACGAGCCGCGAAACGCTTCTCTCGCAGGTCGTGCAACTTCTTAATTCCCTGCTTAATCAGGTCAGTTGCAACTTCTCGAGATGGGTTAATTCCATTTGTTTCGCAGAAAGCAACGACCTTTTCGGCAATCGAGCGCGCATCGTCAGAGTCAACCCAATAGTGAGCTTCAGACTCAGACTTGATTACAGAATCAACATACGCTGCGGCCTTAACAAAGCCTTGCTCGCGCTCGGCCTTTTCGGATGCCTCGCGAGACGCCTTCTGCTCTGGAGTCTCGGCCTGGGCTGCCTTGATTTCCTCAAGCAACTCGCGCTTAAGTGCTTCCTTGTCAATCGGCTCCGGCGCAATGGCAGCATTGGGATCGAGGATGGCGTGCATGAGTTTGTCGCCCTCCCACCCCTCTTTGTATAGCAGCGCCGGATTCTTAAGGATCGCCTCGTACTTTGCCTTGTAGTCGTCACCTTGGGCCTGCGGTACTGCCTTCAGTTTCGTGAGATCCGCTTGCGCTGCCTCAAGCTGTTTCTTAAGCTCACGCGCCTCGCGACTAGAACGCGCGGCAACGGCAAGGGCCGCATCCGCGTCGGGCGTCGAAACGGGCTTAGGAGTTTCCGCTGGCGTCTCGGCAACGGAGACCGACCCTTGCGGTGCAAGAGTCGGCTCCCCGGTGGCCGGATCGATGACCGGTTTGTCAGTCGCAGCGGTATCGGTCGCAGTCTCAGTAGCAGGCGTTTCTCCGGGCATAGTAAAAGCGATGTCTTCGGCCATTTAAGATACTCCCATAGGTGGCGCAGCTTGCGCCGTCGGTGGCATTGGTGCGGCTTGTGGTGCAGGCATAGGAGCAGGTGGAGGCGGTTGCTCCTTAAGGCGTTCGTCAACTTGCGCCATATAGAGCGCAATCAGTTGCAGGCGGTCGCGTGACAGTCTACGCGTCTTTTCGATCTGATAGCGTCGGCTGGCGATGTCCTTCGCGGTAACCAAGTCCTGGAACGGCAACGGAACCTGAAACTCTCCGGTCTCGATCATCTCGTCCATTTGCCACTGGATCAGGTCGATTGGCGCGGTCTGCTCGTCGTTTGAACTGCCAGTTACCGGGAACCCCTTGAGTCGCTGGTATTGCGCCTTGGTAATCTGGCCAGCGCGGTATTGATTCTCGATTTCCTGCTGACGGCCGGGGATGCTCTGAGGCAAACCGCTGAGAGGGAAGGCCCTTGCCTTTCCACCCTTGACAGCACGCTCTACCTCGGCAAAGTCGATTTTCTTTCCGTTGCGCGTGACGCTTGGCTTCGCATCCTTGGCGAGCCGAACGAGCAAGTCGCCAAGATCCTCGACGAATGCCTCTTGATTAAGAGCCACGGCGCGGTGGCGCACGTCGGAGATTTGCATCTCGCTTTGCATCGCGACGCTAGCGGTAACGCCCGGCGACGATTGCCCCTGAACCTGTGCCTCCGTAATGCCGACGCTGAACAACCCGCTATTGCGCAGATCCTTCATCCGCTGGTAGAGCTGCGCTGGAGGAGGCAACCCTTGCTCAAACTTCACCGGTTCAAGCGTGTACTCCAGGATGGAATTGCCACTAAGCGCGTCAGGATCGACATTGTTACCGACGCGGGTTTGCACACGGTTCCACGCGCACACTCGCTCTTGCTCTGCGACGTTGTCGGTGATTCGGTCAAGCTCACGCTGAATCGGCAGGATCGTCTCTACCGGGCCCTTGCCGCGAACGCTACCCGAGATTCGCTGCCAAACGCACTTCGCCAGCGGCGGTTTCTCGTGCGTGTATTCTCCGGAGTCAAGCAGCACATTATCGACGGCGACAACGTACTTACCGTTCTCATCGCCGCGCTTGAGGTAGTACCCGACGCAGATCGCGATCGTGTCCTGATAGCCGGCTGGCATTGGGAAGAATCCGAGGCGACACCCCGGAGCGCTTTGCAGTGCGTCGCGAATCTCTTGGTTCTTCGCTTTATCCTCGCCGTTGGCATACTGCTTAATTAGGTCGCCACGATCCATGAACAGGCGAATCTGCCAGGCACGCGGATTCTCTCCTGCCGTCGGGTCAATCAGAGCACAGTCATCGTCAAGACGAATCAACTCGACCTTGCCGGGAAGCGACCGGCCAAAGATCCACCCAGTGCCGACGATCCCGCTATCCTTGCCGGCTGCCTGAACCAAGTCCCATACGTTCAGATCTGACCAGATTTGGTCTGCCCACGACGTCGCCTCCTTACAGGATCGGCGAAGTTTGTAATTGTCGTCGTTGGGCGCAAGCCACTCAAGAAATGGACGCTGGCACCAAATCTTGTTCTCGAACGTGTCGATGGCGATTGCGCAGATATTCTCGCTAGGAGGCGTGAACTCCGCGTTATAAAGGTCTCCTCCGTATGTGAAGTCATCTCCGCTGACGTTCTGCCCTGGCATGGCGAGTCCATAGGACACAGGGGCGCGGCCGGTAGCCACCATGTGATAGGCGTACGAGCGGAAGCGGGCTGGACGCTGCGACAGTTCAAGCGCCTGACAATACAGCGTCAGGTCTTTGGCTACGGTCTCATCTGGCGATTCCCACCAATGTGCCAGCGAGTCAGCGCCGCGCTTCTTTCCTTTCTCGGTGAACCCGATTCCGCCGAGTTTGTCAGCCATTACACACCAGGACGCTTGACTTCGTCGACGACAGGATCAAGCGCCGCGTCCATCAGGCTCTTGCGCGGCCTAGGAGCGTCAGGGTCCTTCTCTTTCGGTTGCGGAGTGGCCGTCTTAGGGTAGAAAGTCACTTCAACGAATCCGACATGGTCGGTTCGGAATGACTGAACCCCGAACTCCGATGCAAGTTCGAAGAGTTTGCGATAATCAGACGCGTCCATAGTGCAAGCCTGCACCATCGACGGTTAATATCTGCGGTCGACCTTCTGCGGAGCGCGAAGCGGTTGCCTGTTGCCGAGAACTGCGTTTAGTTTCGGTTGCTTTTGCACATAGAGACCCTGCGAAGACTTGGAATACATCTTCTCAATTTCAGCTTCGATGGTTTCCTCTTCAGTTAGCGGACGTTTCTTCTCTTTCGGTTCAAGGGCGAACCCAGGAACTCCCCACAGCGCTGCCCTCAGAGCGTCGGCCACGTCAGGATGTGGAGTTTTCTTGTCGTATTTGTTCTTACCCGCTGCGCGCTCTTTCAAATCCCAATGTACACCAGCCAAGTCAGCAGCAAGATTAGGAGTAAGCTCGCGATTAATAACCAGCCGGCCCGACTGAAAAAGCCCGTTGACACGCGGGATTTCGAAATCCAGCGACTTCGGAGGGACAGGTTCGAGATAGATACTAAAATCCCGGTTGTGAGTAGTCGCAAGCATCCCCTTAGCGGCAGACCCATAGTCATAGAAACTACGGAGCGGCTTAAATCTTTTCTGTGCTTCTTTGAGAACGGATGCTGTCTGACAATAATCGCCGCCATCGCCCTTCGCAGACACAGATTCATATACCGGCCAAATCGTCTCACAACCATTTTTCACCCCCAGAACCACTGTCGCTTCTCTATCTCTAACACCCGCCGGGTCCGTGCCGGAGAAATACATGTCGCACACTGGCAATCCTTCGAAGACGTGCTTGATTGGATCCCATCGGTAGACGCGGGCTGCGTTGTCGGCCTCTGGCCACTGTCCGAGCCAGTGTCTGATGAAGTCGGGATTATCTTCTCCGAGTTCTGCCTTGGCTGCTGCAAGTTGCGTATCAATCGAGTCAGCAGGGAGATAAGGGTTCCTTCGCATATGGCCACTGTGAAAGCCATAGAGATGAGCCTTATCACCGTGTGTAATGTCCCACCAGAAACCAATGCCGCGGATCCGTCCAGGAATACCAAACAGCAGAATGCGACCACGCCAGCGCATAAGCGCGGGGCGGCACATCTTGATAATGCCTTCGAGATCAACTGCGTCTTGCGACTCATCGATAATCAGTCTGACGAGTTTGAGGCCTTGCAGCTTTTCCAGTTCGCTAGGTCTACCAGAAAAAGAATACAGCACTGCGCCGTTGTCAAAATAAACGTCGCCATCGATAAGACGAGGGTTGCCAGGAATGCGATACTTTTCAATGAGAGTCTCATAATCGCGAGCGATAACCTTGTCGGCATGCTCAATGTCGAGATCGACATACGCCGACTCGCTACCAGGATTTTTAGAGCCGGCGTCGAGTAATTCCACGGCAGCGAGAGTTGTTTTACCAAGTTGCCTCGTCCCTTCTAGAACACGGTCGCGCGTCTGGTCACTAAATACGTCGAACTGGTCGTGATAGAGAATCGCAGCCGGATCCCAGTCGATCTTCGCGGCTTGCTTCCTGCGTGCAAGTTCGGCGCGGGCCTGTGCTGCGGAGATGCGGGCCATTACGACTCGTCTTTGATTTCCTTGCGCACGATTTGACGAGCTGCGCGTTTCTCTGCTCTCCCACTGGTGCGGTCTTTCTTGAGACGCTTATGCCACGGATGGCAGAACTTGCACTCAAGCCAGTCCCATTTTGAAGCATTGAGAAACTTCCTGTACCAGTCCATTACGAATACCTCTTCTTAAGAAACCCCAGGCTCACGAACATCGGATCGAACGTGCCGTTTGCCACTTCGTTGAGCATCCAGATTCCGCGCTTCGTTGCATTACCTTGGGGGCCGAGATAATCCTCGTCGTGCATGTATGCGATGCCTGAGAACAGCGCGATGCGCTGCGTGTACGGGTGAATCGCCATGTCGATGCGCTGAACGTGTCCCATGACGCACGACTGCTGGCGCGTTCGCAGCAGCGCAGCCGCGGACGACACAGGGCGACCCATCGAACCGCTTACGAAGTAATGGCTGTACTCGATTCCGTCGATACGCGCCACGCTCAGGAACGGGTGAACTTTCCACCCGAAGTCGCGATAACACAGGTCGTCTACGCTGATCGTTCCGATGAGACGCGGGTTAGACTGCGCTTCCCGCCTGATTCTGTCCTCGTGGTTGCCTAGCGTCAGGTGCATGTCTGGTACATAACGTCGGCTCTTTTTGATAGGAGCAAGCAGTTTGTTCATCGCATGCTTGCCAGACTTAATGTCCTCGGAGTAGCGCGTGCCCTCGGCGGACGCTTGCCCAACGGTATAGCTATTAAGCGAGACCATATCTGCGAAGTCGCCAATCTGCACAATAACGTCAGGTCGCTTCTCGGCGATGTAGTTTCCAATCCAAGTCAGGTGGTCTTTGGAAACGTACGGGCGGTCTTGTACGTCTGGGATAACGCAGTGGATCCGTCCGAGACGTTGTTTCATTTAACGTATACCCCGCATCCTTTGCAAAAGGCGGTACAATATATGACCGGCGTTCCCGTTCCGCAGAAGTATCCGGGTGCTTCTGGTTTGCTTGTGAACTTCGGGCACCATTCGCCGTAACGCTCTCTCCATAGGTAATCGATCGCCTTCTCAAGATCACGCTCTCGCGAGTCTTTCTTTCCAGCGCGCAGGATGTATTTGCAGACATTGGCAAGGTTGCGCGGTAGGTCAAAGGCTTCAATAACGTCGATTGCTTCGATCTCGGAGAGCTTGGATTTGTAGTGTTCGCTCACTTATTCGCCTGCTTCCTTAATTCTTCCTCGCTCATCTCACTAGGATCCTTTGCTTCGACGGTATTTGCGAGCGTCCGATACATGCTAGCGACCTTCATAACAAGGTCAGGGTCTCCGTCCAGTGCCATGCCGTTCTCAACTCGTCGCAATGCTATCTCCGATGCGAGCGCGAGAGCTTTTTCGAGGCGTTGACGAGACGCTGACATAGAAACATCAAAGCTAGCATCAGAAAGTAGCTCATCAGTTCGCTTGCGTGCATCCGCCATTCGTCTTTTCCTCTCTTCGCGCGCCTTCGCTTCTTCGGACGTAGAGGTTGTGTAGGTTTGATTCGGTTTGTATACAAGTTCGCCGGCCTTTCTTACGCCTTTGTACGCTGGAGAGTGGTAATTCCTGTCAGTCGTTACTTTGTCGATCTTTACAACGCAGGTTTCGCATGCCCCGCCGGAAAGATTGACTGTTTTGCAACGTTGGCAGGTCCACATTCAAAGGTATCTAAGAGCAAACACCATGGCGACGATAACTGCAACTAAAGCGATTGCTATATCGTGCATCACTCGTACCCCATAATTTCTGCCGCCACATACGGCCTCAGCTTGACGTCATAGCCAGCTTCAGCGAAATACATGGCATACGCCGGTTGCACAAACGCGCAATAGAGCGGCCCAGGCTTCATCGTGAACTCTAGAAGCTTCATGCCGAGGCCCTTGATCGCCCGATACTTGGCGTTGCGAAGCAAATAGAACAGGCGACGGTGGCCCGGCTCGCTGATTTGCCACGCGAGAATTTCTTCGGGCTCCGATTGCTCGCACAGAATCGTGCAATTCCAGTGAAACAGTATCGCTTTGTCCAGTAGGTTGCGCAGTTGCTGATGTTCGAATCCTGTCGTCATTGCAATCTTCCGCGCAGACTTGACAAAGCTGTCGCGAATGAAGTTGAGATCGCCTTGTTGGACGTCGCGAACCATCAACATTTGCAACCCCTGGCAAGTTCAATTAGTAATTTTGCAAACTCAATGGGCGTGGCTGTTGCTTCTTTGGAAGTAAGTTCGAATACTCCGTCCGGATACTTCTCGTACGAATGTTTGTCTATTAGTCCTCTTGCGCCAGACTTTCCCCAGGTAAGTTCCGGAGGTGGGTTTCGTCCGACGAGATAAAGCCACGTCGACTTATTCGCCTTGTGTCCGTAGTTGCCCTGCGCAACGCTGCACGTCCATCCAAATGCATCAGCAATCGACCATCCTCCGGCTGCAACTGGCCTTGAAAGACCGTACCGCTCCCATGCCTTGCTGCCGGCGGGGTGCTCAAGTACGCCGCCGAACCTTCGAACCGCGTCGAGGGCGAGCTCAAAACACCTGCCGTCATCGCCAGTGCGGCGATAGAATGATGCGTTGGGTCCTCCGGATGCGTACCTTCCCCATCTCTGGCACGGCGGGTGCGCAACCACAGGGTGTGGACCGCTATACAGCCTGGCGTCTCGTATAACTGGCCACGGATCGACGCCTTCGAGTGCGTAATACACGCCGCCTGCCTCAACGTACAGTGCCGCAACCGTCCGCATTAGCTGCGGTCCTTCGGGTCGCTTTCCTCGACGACTATAAGCTGTTCCGGCTGCGCAATCTCAAGGCGCTCGTACACGTCTCGGATCCGCTCGATTGCCGCCGTGAGACGCTCGCTAGACTGTACCGCTCGTTCAATCCAGTCGCTAATCTGCTTATCGCTTATTGACAACCCGAACATGGTTCCTCGTCTTTCTTTGGGCAGGTCAAGACAAACTCAATCAGCTTATAGGCAAGCTTGCGGTCCCAGCCGAACTTGCGGCAACTGCGGCTGATGTACCCGTGTTCAGCGTAGTCTAGCAGGAACGCTAGACGTTCTCCAGACACTCCGCTTTCCCAAATGCGACCGCTGAACCGTTGCCAGTACTCGGCGGTCTCAGTGTCTTGCATGGCAGTTTCGCGTCCGAAGAAAGCCATGTTGTGACGCATGTACCAGTCGAGTTTGGTTGCGTGCGCAGTGCCGTACTTGCCCTCAACCTTGCTCTGCGACTTCTGAGACAGCGTCATTGACACGCACACGAGCCCGTCGTTGTGCCCACCTCCTCCGTGCGAGTGAGTCAGCATACGCAGCTCAGACGGCATCCCTTCTGCCGCTAGGATTGCTTCCCACTTAGCGGCTTCGTCGTCCACATTACTCCTTCTTGAGAGTCGCGAACGCGTCGTGCGGCAAGTCGTCGTGCGGAATCTTCGCCGTGTAACTAGTAACTGCGCTCGACCTTGCCGCCGCCATTCCCGAGATCATCGCCGTCTGTTGCTCGGCGGAAAGCACCTGCGGAAACTCGCCCGAGTCGTCGAGTAAGTTGACAATCTTTTCAATCACTGCAACTAGCGGCGCCGCAACCGGATACACGTAGGCGATTCCGTCGGCGGCGGTGAAGACGATTGACTTAATTTGCTTAGCGTCCATACGGTTTTCCTTTCTTGTCAAGGCGTGGAATTCGATATCCGTGTGTCTTAAGCTCCCTGTGGCAATAAATGCAGAACTTGCGCATTGGATCTTCGCGCATAGACGGGCGCCAATAGTGGACACAGTCAATCGGTGCAGATTCAACGTGATTAGCGTTCATTTGCCTCCTGCGATCAAGTAAGAAACCCAACCGAGCATAAACAGCAGAATCCCGATGCCAAACCCCGCTACGAACCAACCGCCCATGTTATCGAACGTATCAGGTTCGTCCTTGACAATCTCGATTATCGGAATGTTTATGCCGCTGTCAGGCGTCTTTTCCTGATCGTGCTCTCCCGTGATTCGATTTCCGACAACGTCGAAGCGGTACGGCTGTAAGTCAAGGTGTGTCTTTACATCTGCGTTAGCGCCGCCCTTGGCTCTGGATGCGGAAAGTCGCTGGCACATTTCGCAATTGCACGTAACGGATGGTTTCATGGTTTGATAAGCGGAATCTGCTGGTCAATCGGAAGACTTGCTTGCTTCATATATCCTTCCCTCCTTAACCGTCTTATCAAATACCACAATCTTGTCAGACAAACAGCGCGAAGCGACTCTCCATGCCTTTACTGCATTATGCTTGCGCGGCGTTCCGTCCGGTGCGTGAGCCGTGCCGGATGCCCGCACGGCGTATAGCAACATAACGGTTTCGTTCTTGCCGCACCAAATGCACGGTCGCAGCTCGACCGTCATCCCCGCTCGCAGCCGTGACTCGTCAGTCACCAGCTTCCACGGGTCGCGCGTCATGTCCGCCCCTCCTCGGCAGGCTTCGCCTTGAAATACTTCGAGTCATCTGTTCGCGACCAAGAAAATCCGCAGCCTGATCCGTGCGACCCGTAGCAGTGACCGACCCACGCTTCTTGCGGTCCGGTGCAATCCGATGTTCTTCACTCCGTGAACGCGTCGCACTTCGGGCAGAAGAAGTAGCCGTCGTCTCCCTTCGCGGTATTCGGTTCCGCCTCACCCGCCAGCCCGTCGAGGGCCACGCGTTCGAGGTAGTCGAGCGTTTCTGACCAGCATCGAGACAGCCCCTCTTTCCCGACGGTTTCGAACACCGTCGGTTCCAAGCGGCTGAATCGCGCCGCTCTGACGTCCGCGAGCAACCGGCGAAGCGCGTCCGCGGCGGTCATGACTTCGGCTCCTTCTTGTAGGACTCAAGCCCGAACCAAGCATCAATCAGAAGGAATCCGACGAACAACTGAACGAACGGTCCTTGCAAACATGGCCAGCACCCAGCCGCAATTCCTATTCTGAAAAGGTGCTTACCGGTTGGACTCTTTTTCGCCCTTGACATCATGAATCGGAACCTTTTTGAGGAGTCGGTCATGACTTCCTCATTTCTTCGACTTCGTTTCCAAGATCGACTAGCAACCTGAAAATCTCATACAGCCTTCCGGAGACATCCGGACCTCCGTTGAGCAAGCAGTCGGCGGATACCTTCCACGCCTTTGCCGCCGAATCTCGTGCCTCGTGAATCGACTCTCTCAATTCGGACATGGCAATGGCGTGTTCACTCATTGTTCGGCTCCGTTGGCAGTTCGCGGATTCGTGCAGCCATCGTCAGGCAGTGGCCAAATCCGCAAGCATCCAGTTCATTCGCCGCCATCTCGTACGCCTCTTCCCGCGATCGCTGGGCGACTTCTTCCAGCATCTCCAGCGTCCCCTTCAGGTCGCAGTACGCGCATAGGCAGTCCACGTCTGCCTCGCGATCGTGACCAAGCAACTCCAGCGCCGTCTTGAGCCTCACTTCGTCCTCGCTTTCTTCGGCGCGCGAGTTGCTGCGTCGATGGCTCGAACGGCCGGGCACGTCCCGCAACCTGGGTAGTTGCACGGTTTGGTGCCAAGCCACCCACGCAACGCCTTCAGGTGCGGCGCGATAAGCCGGCGGATTCGCCGCCGCTCGCGTGCTGCAATGTCGTCAGGCGTGTCGAGACGCCGCAAGATTCTTCCTACGGTGCTCATCGGCTGGCCTCGCGCAGCGCATCGATAAGTTTCTGTTCCTCGTCAGTAAGCCTTGGCGGCGGACCAGGTTCGCACGGCTGCTCGGCCCACTCCCCCGCCGCGTCCGCTACTTTGCGCAACGCCAGCAGCTCGGCGATGACGTTGTCGACGCATTTAGCGTGCCGCAGCCTCTCGACGGCGTCAGTCGTCCATGCGCCGTACTGCTTCAGCAGTTCCAAGTCCTCGTCCGTCACGCGCGTAATGTCCTTGCTCGATTTCATTTTGACTCCGTTTCTCGTATGTAGTCGACACCGGTACATCCTGAGCGATATCCAAGCGAAACATATTCTACATCAGGAACCGAGGTAACAACTACAAAATGCCCGCACAACTGCGCTGCAACTTTCTTTTGCATTTTTGTCAATCTGCGAGCACTTAGCTTCTTCGAGCCGTCCTTGACCTCGACCAAGGTAAGCTCATTATCTTGCGTCACTACCAGCAGGTCAGCGAATCCCATGCCAATCTGACTGCAATCGATAACCACCGGACACAGCTCGCGGAAGCGGGCGCGGATCTTGGCGTGGTTCGCGTCCGTGCGATTACCGAACGACACGACGCGAAACCTTTCCGTCACGATCGTAGATGACGCTGACGTCGCCGTCGGAATCCTGCCAGTATCGACCCGAGAATGGCTCAAGCACATATTCTCCGCCGGACGCATAGTCATACTCCGCCTGCGTGACGTTCCATGTCGCATATGCCAGTGCATCGAGCCGGCGCAACATCTCTTCTTTCTTGGCGTTCATTTTAATCCTTGCAAGAGTTGAAAGCGCCAGGGTTCACGCGTTACCTGGCATCGCGACGCAAGGCCGGAAGAATTCCCGGGTGAGGTCCTCGACGCGGATTCAGTATGCGTTGCAATTCGTGCGAAATCAACATTTCAGGTCTATGCGCAGTGATAATTCACCCTGTCGTTCAGGAGTTTGACGCCAGTAGCCAGCATTGCGCGGATTGCTACCCATTCTAACCTGCGCAGCATGCCATATGGGACCTTGGTTACAATGGGCTCGATGATCGGCCTGTTGTTCCTCAGAAGCCAGTCTTTCATTTTGTTATTCCCGCGGGCCGACCTTGCCGCGCACCTTGCTACGCTTAGGTGGTTCGCAAGTCTCTGCCAAAGCTCCATGACCGTCTGGCCGACGTACACAATCTCAAGCGTTTCCGGGTGTTTAATTACGTAAACCGTTCCGGTTCGGTCCTTCTTATCCATGCAATACGTGTACACGCACGGAGATCTCCGCTCAACATTATCAAAATGATAGGACCTACATGTCATACTCTATCAAAATGATAGTCTGCCTAGTGATGCGGACGGGTGGATCCTTGTTTGGTCCGGTTTGTGAAGAAGTATTAATTCGTCACGCCGGCCTCCCTGCGTCTTATCCCCTGCGAAGCTTCGC